CGCTAGAGTTATAGAAGCTTTGCGCCATGGCCTCTGCCAGAGCTTTCACCTCAATGAGATCAGCCTGAGCGGCGGCTGCTGCCGATGTGTTTCCGCTTTTCTCTGCTTCATAAAGCGCCGTCTGTGCTAGTTTATATTTCGTAATGAGCCCTTGCACTTGGTCACGATCCGTTGAATCAGTAATGCTGTCCACAACCCGACCCGAAAGTAATGAGGAAATGACGTCTCTTTTCAAACGGGCCTGTTCGCCTTCCAGCGCTGCTTGATATTGCCCCATTTCATAATTCCACATTTCCAGCGCTGTAGCATTGTCCTCCATCCATGCAGTCTGTTCCTCAAGTTCAATGATCTTTGTATCGTTATAGCCCTCGCCCATGGCATTGTTGAGATTCGCCTGGGCATCCGCCAGCGTGCTGGTTAACCCGCCGAAGGTCTCCGCCTGCTTTGCCATATTTCCGGTATACGTGTCGCCCATATATTGAGCAATGGCCTGCGCAGCTTCCCCGCCGGGAATCAGGCCCTTGGAAACCATCTCCTGTATCTGCTCATTGGTTTTCCCCGCGGCCTCCGGCATTTTGGCAATTGCCTTATAGACATCGATGCCGCGCTCCAGCAGCGGATTCAGGTATTCCATGGTCGTCTTGCCGGTGGTCCGCATGCGGCCCAGATAGGATGCCATATAGGCCATATCCTCGCCGCCCAGCCCGAGCGCGGAGCCAGCGTCGCCAATGCTGGTCAGCAGTGGCAGGATTTCCTTTTGCTGATACCCGTAAGCCAGCAGAGTCTTGCTGATATTCGCCAGTTCATCATAGGAAAACGGCGTTTTCGAAGCGAACGCCGTCATTTCTCCGAGGTAAGACCGCGCCGCGTCCTCCCCGCCAAGCAACGTCGCGAATGCAATCATCTTCTGCTCACGATTGGCCGCAATCCCGGTTCCGCTCTCCAGCGCGTCCTTCTGCGCCTGGATAACGGTGTCGTACTGTGCTTTGTAATATTCCTTGAAGCCTTCATCCTGTTTCTCAAAGACCTTGACCGCCCCCTGCACCAGACCGACGACAGTGCCCAGCGCTGCGCCGACAGCAGTACCGATGCCAGGTGCGATGGCCGAACCGATAGCCGCACCCATGCCTGCGCCGGAAAGCGCGCTGCCAAAGTAGGTGCCAACTTCATTACCATAAGCGCTGCCGATATAAGTATTGGCAATTTGACTGGCCACATTTCCAAGATAAGAGGACGCGCCAGATACGGCAAGTTTGCTCAGAAAGCTGCTGGAACCACCCCCACCGCCGCCACCCGCCCGGTTATCCGCCTTACTGATGGCACTCGTCATGTTGAGGATGTCTTTTTCTGCTTGCTTTGCGTTTTTAGAAAGAAGCTCAAGGTTCCTTCTGGCGTTCTCATAATCGGCATTTGCCACCATCAGCGCCATTTTGTCGGCTGCTGACCCTGTCTTTTTAAACTGCTCTTCAGCCTCTTTCAAAGCCGCCTTTGCCTTTAAGGTGTCTATTTTGAGCGTGACCTTATTTTTGTTGAGCGCATCTAGCTTTGACTGAACACCGGTCAGGTCCGTCCGAAAGGCTTGCGTGCTGTTCCTCATAGAGGTAATAGCGCTGCTGAAATTGTCACGCGCGGTGATAGAAATACTGACCGATTTCGCCATAATGTACCACCTCTATATAACTTCATAGAAAAACCCCGCCTTCCGGCGGGGTTTTGATGCTGTTACTTCCCTAATGATTCAAATATACAATGAAAATGGCCAGCCCTATTAAACTGCAGATAATACTAGCCGCAGCGTAACGCATTGAGCGTTGCCGCGCAAGCTGTACGCTTGTATCTGTGTACTTAATATGCCAGGAAGCCCATTTAAAAGCTGTGATAAAGGCCGTGACAAGCAATATGACAAACAATACCAGCATGACTTCCTCCAGTATGGTATGATGTTTATTTTTTCGAAGCCAAAAGCAGATGGATGCCTTTTCTGATAGCCTCGCCTTTCGTTATGCCGTTTTTTTCACAGTACGCCTTGAGCTTAAACTCTGTTTCGGCATCAAGTCGAATGCTGTATTTAATCTCTTTGGCATTCTCCACCTTTGGCCTGCCTGTTCGTGGGCTCATCATATCACCTACTTATTGCCACACATAAAGTATATTATATGTGTGGCAATAAGTCAAGAGGCTAATTAGGCGTCTTTTTGCATTAGAAAAGATCTTATCGCCGCCTGACCTGAATATCCCGTTTATTATATCGGGCGCCGCGCGGACCCGGCGTGTTTTTTCTGATTTGCATGTGCTTTTCAAAAAAGGCACGTATTACAACCTTTTCGCCCTCCGGCAGATTGTAATACATGCCCGGCAGGATGCTGTGCTCGATAAAAAGATAGTACAGCAGCTGTGTCTCATAATCCTCGTCTAGTTTTTTTTTATCTCCTCCAGCACCGTCACCCGGTACCCGGAGAGCTGCTCGATGGTTTTGGAGATCGTCTCAATTTCGCCGGGCAGCAGGAGCTTTTTGACAAGCTCCGCCGGCGTCCCGGCGCCGTATTTTTCAAGCAGCGCCTTGTCCTTGAGGTTCGGTTCAACAACGCCGGCCAGCAGGATGTGAACCGGCAAATCCTCCGTGATGCTGGTGCTGATGTCGTATGCCTTGCTGTAGGGCATAGCCTTCAGCTTGAAAACCACCGGCTCCCCACACAACTGGCTGAGGCGCTTGACCTTGTATTCCTTTTCCGGCAGCTTTGCCACAGCTGCCGGGTCGGCTTTCAGCAGGAGGTCCAGAACATTCTCCATTACTGCACCTCAATGTCATCCAGGAAATCGTAATCGGTGAAGGTGAACGGACATTCGACCTTGCCGTTGACGGCGGCTTCCCAGTCAGCCAGTGTCAGGTCGTCGAAGGATACGCCGGTCAGCTGCACCCGCTCGGCGCCGTAGGCATCCGGGTCGGCCAGCTTTGAGATAACCGTGAAGCGCGGATCTCTTCCGGCCTTGACCTGCGCGCCGATCAGCCGCGCCATGCGGCTGGATACCTTATGCAGACCGAGAGAGCCTGTGTATTTGATGGATGTGATCTTCGAATCCTCAGCCATGCGGCGGCAGATGTTAATGGTCTGCTTGTTGAAGCTGCCCTTTGCCTGGCACTTGAAGGCTTCGCCGACGTATTCGCCGTCCAGCCAGATTTCGCCGTGGGTGCCGTTAATGACTCTTTTTGCGCTGTCCATGGTCCAGCCTCCTTAAATCGTGATGTCGAGATCAATATCCTCGATGGCATCGAGAATCTTGATTGTTGTCCTGAAGAATACCTGGTCGCCGGTGTTGGCTTCCTTGATCTCCTGGTCCGTCATGGCGGCGGTGTCAATGCCCTGATCCTGCAGATAGCTTTCCTGCGCCGCCAGGTCGATCTCGACAACGCTGGCGCCGCTTTGGAGAATCCCGGCTGTCTCCAGCCCCGACAGATAGCTTTTGATCGCCGAAATGAGCAGGCACTTGTTGTCGTAGCTGTTGGCGTATTTGCCGATGTAGCTGTCCTCGGCGGTTGCGCGGATATCTTTCCGGATCATGTCGATCGCTTCGACGATCTTGATTTTCTGGAATGCTTCACCCTTGTCGGCTGTCAGTGTGGTCAGGCTGTTGACACCGCGTCCGACCTTGACCTTGATCCCGTCATGGAAGATGATAAACTTGCCGGCTTCGACAGCGGTATCCATGTCATCCTTCGACAGCCGGGTGACGTTGGACACCTCCGGCAGCGGCGCATAGGTGCTGGAGATGGTCATGGGCGTGCCGGCCAGCAGTCCGGCGATCCTGGAGCAGTACTGGGGCGTGGTGAAGGTCGTGCTGCCGACAACAATGCCGTCTGTGGTGAAATTGATAACGCCTTCAGAATCGGCGACGTAATCCGGCAGCACCGCCTTCGGCGTGAAGCCGTCTGCCCGCATGGCGGCGATCCAGGTGGCGATCTCCAGCGCGTCGTCGGCGTCCGTCTCCGGCGGACCGACAAGGTAATCGAGCTCCGAAACAAGCGTCTCAAAATGATCCAGCGCAGCGCTCAGGTTGGCCGCTGCAGCCGCAAGAACGTAAACGAGCACCTTCTTCGGCGGGTAAACGTAGCCGAGGAATGCCCGGGAAATGTAGCCCTGATTGGCAGCGCTCAGCGTACCGGGGATATCTGTCGCTTTTGTCAGCGCATGGGCGCCGTTGGCTGCAGAATCCTTGAGGATGATGGCCACCGTACCCTTCTGGGAGCGCTGAACGGCGCTGGCGGCAGCCGAGGAAAACGCGATGTTGATGCTCGGGAGTTTCATATGCTAACCCTCCTGTTTGATGATTGTGTTGACGGCTGCGGCGACCGGCGGAGCCACCGCCGTCATAACGCGGTCATCGTAAAATTTCAAATGGATGTCGACAACCGCATCGGAAAACCCCGTGCCGCCCTTGATCTTTTCGATTCTGAGCTTTCTGTCGCCGACAACAAGGTACCCGGATGTAAACGCGCTCAGCATCTTATCCTTGGCCGTATTCAAATCGTTGATGTCTGTCTGATTCCGTTCGTCAACGGTTCCGAAATAGGTCAGTGTCAGATAGACGTTACGGGAGACCGTCTTACAACTGACGTCCATCATATCGTCATCCTGGCATTCAATAAGCGCCGCCGGACGTTCGAAATCCTTCGGGCAAGCGTTGATATGCACCTGCTGAAGCTCCGGCAAAACCGCCACCACCAGAACGTTGGCGGCATCAATGATGTCGTTGAGTGTAACCATCGGTACCCGCTCCTGTTCTATCGTTCGAACATGTCGGCCACGCTGTCAACATACCGCTCGGCTGCGGCCAGCGCGACAGGCTCCGCGTTGTTCCGGGCCGCTTCATAAAAGCCGTACCCGTCAACATAAGGCTTTTTTGCCCGTCCCTTCCGCCGGCGCTTCGCGGTGCCGGACGGCTTGCGGATTTTATGCCCGTTTTCCAGGTAATTGGTAATCGCACCGGGGCTGTTGCTGCTGCCCTTCGACCCTGTGCCCTGTACAGCTCGAACCGCGGCATACCCGCCGCCGGAGCCGACAAAATGCTCCTGATAACCCTTGATGCGTCCCCGGGTGTCCCGGACGCCGGTCGAAGTGATGTTATCCCTGACCTCAGCCAGTACGGCCGTGCCAATCTCCTCATGCATGCGGCGACGGGCGCCGGGTATTTCCCGCAGGATATGCTCAAAATCATGTTCGAGGTCGCGCAGACCGTTCAGTTCAACCGATTGCATCAGATGTCCGCCTCCCGCCTGATCTCATACTCATTCCGGTGCGCCTCCAGCGTCTGCGTCAGCACGACGGTGTAAGGTGCGCCTCCCACCGTCACAAGCTCCCCGGCCTTCAGCTCGATCACCTTTGGCGTCACGAGCACAAAGCTGGATTCCTCCACGGCCGTCGGCAGTTCCTGCGTCTGGCCCTGGAAGCGTTCTGTCAGACAGCCGGGGAACTCCAGTGTTGACGAAACGGTACGAACGGGGCGTTTCAGCTCGTCCACCTCGGTTTTTTCCCGGGTGACAGAGCAGACCGTCGGTTCAATGAGCGCCGCCGTGATTTCCATCCAGCCCCGCGCCTTGGTTGCGTCGATATCGGTGATAAAACAGTGCTGCCCGTTCCACCGGATGGCGTTGAGCAGCGTTAAAGCGCGGGCGCGCACCGTAAACCGGACAGCACGCCGGCCGACGCCCATGGTGGAGAACACGCTGATCCGGTCCGTGCGTTCAGCCTGCGCCCATGCCGCAGATGACGCCGTCCACGCGTACCTGGAGCCGGACAACCCGAGTGACAAAATGTCAACCTTGTCCGTCAGGCTATAAGCCGTCGTAGTCGCCGGCATGCATCTTCCCCTCCTTGACCTTGGCGTCGAGTTGCGCCACCTTCATGGTGTAAGACGACGGCAGCGGAACGCCGTCATACAAACTGACAAGGAGCAGCATGGCGGCAATCTTCGAGGTCGGGTCAACCGGGTCGTCGGCGGTCCAGTCCCGCCCGGTTTCTGTTTTAAGGGCGTCATCAACGCCGGCCAGCAGCATTTCCAGCGTCGGGCATTCGTCTGTGCTTGTCATCCGCAGCACACCGAGCGCCTCCGCCTCTGTTAAAACATGCAGCGCCATGCTGTCACCTCTCCTTATACCAACAGGTAAATGTCGACGTCCTTGCCGTTCAGTGCGCTGTTCAGATCAATGGTGTTGCTTTCAATGGCCGTCGCCGAAACAGCGACCGTCGGCGCCGTACCTTCCCGCGCGTTATCCAGGCAAGCGAAAAGCACTGTGTTGTGCGGCAGGAGATACGGCAAGCCAAGGATATCGCTGAAGCCGATGGAAACGGTGTCATACGCCACGCCTGCTGTAGTGTTCGCAGAGCTCGCGGCAGTCGTCAGTCCGGCGCAGGTACCGTTATCGATGGAAACGTTCAGGTCCGCGATATTCGCCGCTGCCGTGAGACGCGTCAGAAGTACCAGGGCGCCGGTGCCGCCAACCGAAAACAGCGCTGTCACTGCGGCGTCCGCGGCAAGCGCCGTCCGGATCTTGCCGGCGACTGCAGCCGCATTGTCGTTCAAGGCCACCGCAACAGGGATTGTTTTCGGAGAACCCGTCATGCCGGTACATGTGACAACCACAGTAGCGTTGCCGGCCGTCGAAATCGTCCCAACGACAGTAGCGGTTTCCACCTGGGCGGCGTGGGCGTGGCTTTCTGCCGGCAGCTCGATAGAGGTGACGGCCTTGAAGGCCTTCGCACCGTCCGCGGCGCTGGCGCCATTCAGCGCGATGGTTTCGGAGATTGCTTCACCCTTGTAGTTGGTTCCGCTGATAACGACGTTCTCGGCAACACCGGCGGCGTTCCCCTTGATGCGAATACCGCGCGGCGTGCCGGGATTCGTGATGCCGGTCGCGACCGTCTGAGCCTCCAAGCCCAGATTCACCGCAGCGTGCACGGCCGTGTTGCTTGCCGCCGGCGCGTTCGCACCGAGTATTTTCATATGGGCATCGAAAGCCCGGTCAACGAAAACACCATCCACGTCGGTTTGAATCTTCTGGCCCATTTTGTGGTTAAAAGGAAACATATTCTTACTCCTCTCTAATCGCTTAAAAACACGAATTAGAAGAATAGGCCCCGGTTACCCGAGGCCTTGCCCATAAACAGTTGATCAGGCGCCCTTCTTGACGATGACGACGCCGTAGGGGTCGATCAGCTTCCCGTCGGCAATCAGGATGGCCTTGTCAACCCATTCGTTGGTGTCATGGTCGAAGTAGCGGAACATCATCATTTGCATGTTGCTGTTGAAGCCGTAGTTGCTCAGGTTGCAGTAGATGGCGACGACATCGCCGACATTGGCGTCGTCGTACGGCGCGATGATATCGTCCTCAACCTGGATGACTTCCTTACCGCCGAAGCGCTCCTGGGGGCCGTCCGTAATGCCGTAGTTGACGCGGCCCACCGGCTGGCCGTTGGCGTCGGTCATGCCATCAATGTACCCCTCGAAGGTGCCCGAGGCCATAAGAAAAGTAGCGCCGGCCTTATAGGCCAGCGGCATCTTTCCGAAGACCTTCTTTTTCCAGGAATCCCAGGCGGCAAACTCGACGGAAGACATGGTGATGATATTCGCCGCAGGGACTCGGGCGTCCTGGGTGATGCCGAGCATCTTGCCGGTGCCGTCCGCGCTGATGACACCGATCTCCACCGCTTTGATCATGGCCTCGACAATGAGGTCCGTGATCACGTTCTCAAAGCCGGGCAGCGACACGGTATCGGCCAGCAGCGAGGTCGAAACCTTGCATTCAAGCCCGTAATAGCTGAAGGTAACGTTGGTGTTCGCCTGGACCTTTTTCTTGTCAGACGTGGCGGCTTCGCCGATCCAGGTCGCCGTCGGCTTCAGGGAGAGGATCGGGATGCTGACGCCGCCTTTAATGTTGAGTTTCCGGAGGCGCTTGTAGACCTGGCCGTAGATACCGATCTTCCGGATGACCTCATTGAGGATCGTCGACGGGATAACAGCCGAAATGTCGCTGGTCTGGGTCATGGCGTCGGCACGCTGCTCCGGGAACAGCGTCTGCGAAACCTCACCCTTTGTGGCGAACTTCATGAACGCCTGCCTGTATTCCAGCGTCGCGTATTTGTCCTCAGGCTCCTCGGACCTGCCTTCGGAACCCTGCGGCTTGCCGCCGCCCATGGAATATGTACCCAGCGGTTTAAAGCCGCCAACCGGAGGCCTGCCCCTGCCTTCGGGTTCGCCGCCATTGTTCCCTTCGGAACCATCAGCTCCGCCGGCGCCGTTCCCGCCGTCACCGGCTTCGGCTGCCGCTTCGGCGGCCTCGGCCTCGGTAATGGCCGCACGGAGCTCTGTAATGTTGGTGTTGACCGCGTCGATGTCTTTCATCAGGCTGCGTACGACGGCGGCGTCGGTGGCCGCG